TCATCCGAGGGCTTTCTCAAACAATTTCCGCTCTTTCGCACGACGATTTGTAAGCCCTCGCATTACTTTACCGCCTGCCCGATTCCATCGATCAAATTGTTCAGCCGCCCCTTTGTAGTCTTTGGCATTTAGCTTTTTAAACAAAGTCGAACTTAAGAATGCACCTACTCCAATGTTATAGGCCAGTGAAACCAAAGCGTCATACTGGTTTTGATTAAGTGGTACCTTGACTTGATTCACAGCAGATTCAAATTTCTTTAAATCATTAGCCATGTATGACCTGGCTTGCTCAAGTGTGCAAGTGTCACCTTTCTTGACTTTGGTACCATCAATCACCGTGGTACCGTAGCCGATGGTCCATACACCCACACCGTCGTCATAGGCTTTGAGTCTAAGGCTTTCAAAGCCACAAATCATGTTGATTCCGTTTGTGCTTATTTTCATCTGAATATTGCTCCAAAGGCTTCTTTAACTTCTGTGATAATTTCCATGAAGGATTTACCTTTCATAAGCTGCACTGACTGGTAGGCGATACCAATACAAAGCATCCCGAAGATGGCAAACACAAGCATGACGAAACCCTGCGACATATGTGAATAATGCCCAAGATCGTAGTATTCAATGAAGGCTGAACCACCATATAAACTTATGGCCACACTGAATGTGAATTTCATAATCACACCCATTGTGATTTTGATACGCCCTTGTGTATCAATGTCCCCGCTTAATGTCAGGGCAAAAATAGCCCCGATCACCGCAGCTATAATTTTAAAAAGCCATGGTAAGCCTTTGATTGAAATCGGATCGTTCAAGGTATTTCCCCTTAATTTTTGGTAATAAAAAAGCACCCGAAGGTGCTATAGTTGGATTGATTCGACCTGCTCTTTTGTTTCCGCATCAAATATTAATTGTCTTGCAATGCGCCCGCGTTCGTGAACGCCTGCAATATGTGCTTGCAATGCCACATAGAGTTGCTGTAACTGTGATGCTGTTAAATTAACAGTTGTGTTATCAGCTAGAGTCCATGTCTGATCTACACCTGTTGACGCTGCTCCTAAGATTCGACCTTGCGACACTTGGTTTGAGTCATAAATATTGCCCTCAAACTCAAAGCCATCAAACTCTATTTGATCGCGCTGTGATTTAATCTCAGCCCATTTCTGCGCTTTGGTTTCATCGAGTGAGCGTGGGTCAATCCATTGTTTTGTGTTGTAGTCGAATGTGTGGAATGGTGATGGCTGAGCAGGAATCTCTACCCACCCATCCTGATAAAACATATTTGAGCTTGGTGGGTCATCAACCGCAAACCCATCTTTCGGGGTGTTTAAAACAACTGTTTCTGCATTTGCTGAAATAATCTTCAGCAATTCACCATGTTTTGAAATAATTGCTGTCATTTTTTCAACTCAATTACTGAAATACATCGACCTACAAATTTAATTTGTGTATCACCACCAACTCCGATCTGCACATTTGTTAAGCTTCCCATATATGCAAGACCAACCTTCATTGTATATACCGCTGTACCAACAAAACTATTTTCAACTAAGGATACAACTGACAATGTTCCCGATACATCCACCCCTGAGTTACCTAGGACTGATGTCGGTGCAAGGTATGAACGGCCAACCAAGGTACCATTTCTATAAACGCTTAAAGCCATCCTTACATAACGTCGCTCAGCTTCTGAAACAGTCCCACTGCTATTTGTTACCGCTAAAGCAATATTGGTTGTTGTTAAATTAATCACCGTAAGTGTTGCGCTAATTGAAGCTTTCCCCCCATTACGCGTCATTGTGATTGAACCTAACTCGCCTATTGCACTCTCCCAAGCTTGAAATTGTGCTTCCGAATCTGTTGGAAGTGGAGTGGTCATATTTGTTCGAATCGTTGCAGTATTCATACTCAAATCTGCAAACTTTGCACCAACTGGCACACTCACCGCTTCATCTTGAATTTTTAGCGTCGTCACCGCTAAATTATCAATTTTTCCTGATGTTACAGCTAGGTTGCCAATTTTGGCGGTCTTAACAGCCAGGTCTTCAATATGCGAAGTTTTGACAGATTGATAATCAAAGAAACCTGACTTGATATACGCACCAGCAGGAAAGATTGCACCTGTCACTGGGTCATAATAATCGACATTTCTAAACACAATCGGATACGTTACAACACCTGAATTATCAGAACCAAATGCCACAGAACTTGAATTAAAAATGATGTCCGATGTCTTACCATCGTTCATCATTCCAATACCGCTGATCAAATTTCCTGATTGCAACTTCAACGTATATTGAAGATTGATACCGTTAATCGATTGCTGTTGCGTTTGAATGCTTGCGGTATTTTGCCCAACCTTGGTTTGCAAAGTTGTCGTAGCAGTGACGTTGGCTGAAACTGCATCGGCATTTGCTTTAATCTGTTGTTGATATAAAGCATCATTCTGATTCATTTGAGTAATGACTTGATCAGTACGAATCGCTTGTGATAAATCTCCCTCAATCCGCGCTGACTGTTCAGACCACACACCTGCATAACCTGATTCAGAACCAATCAAATCAGATTCAGAGCCTATTAGCTTAGGATTGACTTGCGCATAAATCCCATCAACTCGGATTGTTTGTGCAGCGATCTTATTATCAGCTGTCGTTAAATCCGACTTGACCTGATTTAAAGCACCAGTACTTGCTTTACCATCAAGCTCTAAATCTAAAGCATCGATTAGCACTGCATTTGCATTTGATTTCTCAACTGCAATTTGTGCTGAATTGCGTACTGTCGCTAATGCTGAATCATTTTGGGCGATATAAGTGTCAATCTTTTGGACTGTGGCTTTATCACCTTCAATACGAGCCGTTACTTCTTGTTGTGCAAAAGCCTGTACATCATTGACTTGTGCAACAGTAGTATCAATACGTTTGCTTAATACCAAATCACCTTCAATCATGGCTGATTGTAGTGACCAAGTACCTGCAAAGCCTTCTTCTGAGCCGATTAAATCTGATGTAGAGCCGATCAGCTTTGGATTGACTTGGGCGTAAACGCCATCCAATTTTGTTGCAGTGGTGGATAGATTATTTGCAACCACATCAATGTTGGTTTGAACTGCTGCAATACCTTGTTCACTCGACTGTTTAACCGTCTCAACAACAGTAAGCACATCATTATCACCTTCAATAATTTGCTGTGATAGTCCATCTTCTGCCTGCTGAATCGCATACTGACGATCAACAATTTCTTGTGCAATCTGTGCCTTGGTATTCTGAATATCCTGTTTGATCGGCCCTATTTCAGCATCAATGGTTTCAATATGGTCAATCTTGGTCTGTAAGTCTTGATGTAACTGACTTTCAGTAATTTTGCCATTTAAAATATCAAGTACTGCAGACGCATCTGCAGATGTTGTACCACTAACCCAATTTGACCAATCTCCAACGTTGCCAATGCGATCAATCAATCGTCCACGGTAAAACTGTGTCAGATTCGGTTGCATGCCTTGGATGGTATGTACTGTTGTTGGATAAGCAAATAAACCCAACTGACCTATGTTAGATACGCCATCTGGACTGACTTCAATTTCAGTATAAGCCGTATCTAAAGCGCCTACTGCAGGAAATAACCAGGTTAATTTCATCCCAAATAAAATACCTTCAGCATGTATATTGGCGAGTTTTGGCGGTTTTCCTTGCTTGCCTTGAAGTGCAGTAAGAACGGAACTTGCTGGTAAAGAGGTAATATCGAAAGCAGAAATAGCCGTTACACGCGCCTGATAATTACCTGCATAAATGCCAGGTATTTCAACGGAGGTTGCACCAGTGGTCGGCATCTTGATCCAAGAATTATTATCTTTGCGCCATTCAACTAAGTATTTAACTGCATACTCTGCCTTGACCCATTTAATGATCATGGTCGCAACATTGATACCTTGTTGTACTGAATCATAGGATTCAATTTGCACATTCGTTGCTGGCGCTTGTACAACAGGATTAATGATTGTTGTTGGCACATCATCAATAAATGCACCATTATCAATGGCATCATATTTAGCAGCATTGTATTCAACAGCAGTAATGGTAAATTGGTGTTCATCATCTTGAGTCAGTGAAACAACTCTAAATTTACGTGTTTTTAAATCCGTTGAATCAATATTCCATGCATTTTGTGCAGCGATCTCCCCTACATTAAAAGCTTGTGTAACTGTAACAACTTGACCATTAATTGAAGCCAATTGACGTTGAACTGACTGACCAGATTCACTATTAATATAAATAGTGTCATTTGGTTGAGCCAAAACATCACGATCCAGAGTGATGGTTTTGCGATCTGCTGAAATAGCTTTGATACGACCACCAACAAAACGACCAGCAAAATCATTATCAGCCACAGAAATAATTTTACCTGGTGGCGAGATTTGACCTTCTAGACCTGGCTTAAACGTGACTGTTTGGGTTTCATTTTGCTCTGAACGTAAAGCCCACAATCCAGCACGTTGCGCCTGACCACGACTCGTACAGCCCCATGCATCAACATCTACAATTCGAACGGCTTTCGCTTCAGCAATCGCACGTTCATCTCGCACTATCTCATAATCAGTTTTGTAGCGGTTCTTAGGATCATCCCATGCAACTTTCGCAACATTATGGCGATCTCGATTACGTGTGCCTGAATATTCAAAACGCCCATCAATTACATTGGCATTGGTATAAGCATAATAAACATCATCTGGGGCATCAGCCTCACAAATAATTGAATCACCATCCCAATATGAAATAGCTCGAAATAAGCCTGATAATTTTGTAAGAATTGAATAAGCATCTTCAGCAGATTGAATATAAATATTGCAGGTGAAACGTGGCTCTAATCCCCCTTCACCATCTGAAACCATGCCATCACAATACTGTGCTAAACGATACAGGCTGGCTTTATCCAACATTGCATCAGTGATTCTTTCACCTAAGCCATATCTTTTGGCGGTACAAAGATCATAGTAAATCCATGCCGGATTATTAGAATAAGCACGTTTAAATGAACCATTCCAAATACCTGTATATTGCCTCGTTTCAGGATTGTAATTTGTTGGTACACGTACCTTAATCCCCTTTGCTTCAACTGCTACCTTTGCAGCATTAGAAAAAGTTTGAGCATCATACTGTAAAGATAGCAGTGCTGTATTTGGATAGCTTAATTTTGCATCAATAACTTCAGAGTATGAGTCGATATACATCTTGTCGGTAATGTAGTCACTATTCGCTGGTGGCGTTAAACGTCGAACACGAATATTCCAACCTGTTTGGGCTTTTGGCAGATCAATACGGTGTGGTCGTACATAGGCATCAGAAGTCTTGTCATCGATTGCTGTATTGATCATTTCAACATAAGCTGCACCATCTGTACTGATATCAATCGCATATTTAATCAATACACCAGTCACATCACCATTTTTTGGATTAGTGGTTCTTAATGCACCAAAACGTAAAAGCACACGAATAGCATCAATACTGGTATTTGAAATGGATCTCACCCATTGAGTGGTAAGTTCTACATTAACATCATTAATATTTGATGTTTCAACAAAGCCTTCTATGTAATCTTGGTCATTGGTCCCTGTGCGAAAATCACGAGTAACAGATTCAAAGTTACTATTGCCTGAAGCATCTAAAATGGGTGTGTCATCAAGATAAACTGATTTCCAGCCATTGGCCAAGCCTTCAATTTCTCCTTCAGTCATACCCATTAAGATTTTGTAATAAACAATACTTTGAGCTGAATCAGAGGCTACAACAGGCGTTCTAGATTTGCTTGAGCCTGCCTTAGCTCCTTTAATATTTGCATTCATACTTTATCTCAGGCAATAAAAAAGGCGCATAATGCGCCAGGAAATAAACATAATTACAGTTGATCTTCGGGGTACTGGCCAGCGGAAATAATAAAACCGCCAATCTCTCTTTGGCCGTATAAAATGGAGACTGGATTGCCTTGACCAACAGTGGTGACTGCACCACCAAAACCTTTATTGGCTTTATTTCCATCACTATTGGCTTCATCGGTTTGGGCTTTTGGCATTAGCATTGAGGCAATACCACCAATCATCATGCCCACACCAGCACCAATTAAACCTGCACCAATTGGAGAAGCAGCACCAAAAGACATACCTGTGACAACAACACCTACAACAATCATAACAGCGCCTAAAACAGTCTGAAGCAATCCACCATCACCGCCTGCACCCTCAACAATCGGCATAATTCTAATTAATTCAGATCCAGTCTGCATATCCACTTCTTTTTCAGAAATAGTTTTACGCTTGTCTGTGAATACAGCAAAACGTAACCCTTGCTTATGTGCATTCAGCATGAAATGTTCTAGACCTTGTATTTGAGCTGAAAGTAATCGCATTGCTTCTTTTACTGAATTAACTTCTAAGCACCATTCTTTGCCAAACCGTTCTCTAAGCACTCCGTGAAATCGAATTGTTTTGTACATCTTTATGCCTCAATATTTTAACTGTGCGTTCTACCCAATTTGGTCCATATACAGTGCGCTCTGATTCCCGGTTATACGGATGATGTAGAATCAAAGTGGAACCTGTACATGGTTGAGCATTTTCAGATTTCAATATCGCTTGATCACCAAGCCATAAAACAGCATGATTAGGATGCTCAGTGCGTCCAACCTTACAAATGATCATGTCACCATACTGGGGTTCGTAAACTTCATAAAAGCCTGCTTTTTCATAATTATCTACATACAAAGAAGCATGTTCTTTTGATTCCCACCACTCATCATCACGCTCAAAATCATCAAGCTTTATGTCAAGTTCACGTAAATAAAAATCACGGACTAAAGCATAACAATCTTGCCAACCATGGAAATAATGACGACCAATCAAAGGGGCCTTATAGCCAGTTGGGCGAAACATCTGGATATCCGTATCAGGATAAGCACAGATAATCCAAGGTTTTCCGTGAAGTTCTATTTGATGCTTATCTAATGGTGAAGCAACTGCTGTACCATCAGGATGGCTATGCACATAGGCCTCAATTTCACCATGATCTTCAATTTCAACCAGGGCTTGATGATCAATCTCAAAATGATTTTTTGCATCTTTTGAAATATTAGGAAGCCGAATAAATTCTCCATTCTGAACAACTCCACACATTTCATGTGGATAGGCTTCCATAGCAGCAGTGACAATTTGTTTTTTTAGCTTTGCTTTGATTTTCATAGATCACCCAAACATATTTGAGGATGGAAACCCACCAAAATTTGCTTCATTATCTCGTAATCGGCATGAACCAAATCGACCAACACATCTGTCCTGACTTGGATCATCTGTAGGCTCATCCTTGTCAGTGAAGTATTTCATTCCAGTATATTTACAAGATTCTCCACGATAATTGCCACGCATAGCCCAATCACAATATCCAGTGATGTTTCGAACAGGAATTTTTAAACCCTCAAAATCAATAGGATTTGAAAGTTCAAATGTCACTTGAGTGGAATTTTCAGAAGTTTTTTGTTCAATGAACCAATGCTGTATTTTTGATTCATTTGGATTGGCAGATGGATTGCCTTCAGTAAAGTTTTCAGCATCAATATACTTGGCTAAAGTGCGAATCACTTTAAGTTTGGCACCTGCAAAATCTTTAAAGCGATAACAATATGCAGATACAGCACCTTGGATACCATTAATGTAATTGGCCATGCTTAAAGTTGGAGATGACGCCTTACCATCACTACGCATTTCCAAACCATCAACTTGTAATGCCATAGGTTCAAAAGTCTGACCATTAAATATAATGTTGCGGTGCCAAACCTTTTCATCACCAACATCATATAGTTTACCAATTGAGCCAGTATCTGAACCAATCAAGCCATTTGAACCGATTGAGCTATAAATCTTTTCCCAGTCTTCATATGAAATATGTCCATGGAAACGCAAAACGCCAGCACCTAAAGCGCTGGCATCTAATTCAAATAATGTGATTAACCCATCAACATAGAGTTTTTGATAATCACTGTTCAGCGTCATTTTTCAATGCCTCCGCTACAGCTTGAGCCAAGTTTGTTGGTTGAAAATCAGCAGGTGTATTTGTGATTTCAATCTCAGGTTGCGGTAATGCTTTTAATCGAATGTCGATCCAACGCCCAGCAGGAATATCACGAGGTTTTTCAAGGTTTGGAACAATATCACCTGTTTCTTCATCAAACTTTTTAACAAAGGTTTTAACTTCAATCGTATTGTCTTCAATTTGTTGATACTGCACCGCAACAAGCACATTACCATTGGCATCCTTGGGCATCTCGATATACCAGCCATCATCTGAAAAACCTTCTGTATTTTTTAACAGGTAGTGACCAACATCCACTTTTTCAAAAATTGGTTCTTGTTCTAATGCTTCCTCATTGGACTCTATTTTGTTAGCAAGGAGTTTAATAATAGGTGAAGCGGCTTTGATAAAACCGTTTGAATCAACTGAAGTATTGCCTGAATGCCGAATCAGAACAGGGGTGCGCCATTCTAAGCTTAGTAAACAACCTCTCAAGTAGAATTTATTAGAATACGGCAGACAACCAATTTCAAATCCTGAACGCCCACCAGCAAATGAATTTCGCATAACAAATACATTTGTTTCTACTTGTCTCCAAGTCGAGTCAGATTGAGTGTTGACATCATAATAGTAATTACCAGAGCCCATATATTGTGAATCATTTGGCATCAGCATTGAAACCATCGCTCCCCCTAACCCAAACGCCCCAACCTCCATCACATTTCCAGTAGCTGTACCAACCAATCGACTCGCAGCATGACTATTATTGGTAAAGTTTTCATTCATTTTTGCGCCAGTTGAACGAAACGTATCACCACCAGCACCACTCGGCGCAGTACCTAAATTTACTGTTTGAATTGTCATATTTTTCTCACAAAAAAGCCCCAGCATGTGGGGCGTGAATTTGATTTAAATCAAGGTTTAAAGTCTTGGGTGAATGTAGTGGAGATGGACCAGACACCCCCGCCTAAACTGACTGGGGTGTAATCCCCTGCCACCACTCGAACTTCACCATCTAGCGGCGAATCCCATAAAAATGAATCAGCACCCTTATGTGCATCAAAAAAGGCTTTGATCTCTTGTATCAAAGCCTTCTTGCCAGTTTTTTTGAATGCCCATGTGGATGACCGATTGTTAATCCCTACACTCGTTCGCTGTGTATATCCATCACCAAAACTGGATTGAAGGACTTTAAAGCTTGAGGTTTGGGAGTTGCCATCTAGGTCGTTGCACCATGTGAATTTTTGATTGCTCATAACTTCGGCCATTCAATATTTATTGAAATAATTGGTCGCGTATCTTTTGTGAAGCCACCTTCTGAAAACTTGTTGCCAGCAAGCAATCCGCCTCGTTGCTGATCTTTCTTGATCGCAGCCTTAATTGAATCACT